CGACCAAATGCTCGCCAACACGCATTGGAATAATAAGCATTGGCCCATCTTGATGCTCGAAAACGTAGCCTGATTCACCCTCGAAACCTTTCTTTCTAAGGTATGGATGGTGTGCGAACGTGCAATTTTTAAGGATGTGTGCAGCCTTATCAGACGCTTGCTTTTGTAACTGCAAAATACGCTCTGATTCACGCTTAGCCATTTCCCTATACTTCACTTGATCCAAGTATGAAATTGAATCAGGCTTCCAAGTAATGATCTTGTCGTGAACTGCATGATTCTGAACGAACGCATGAGTACCCATGTACTTAACTGCCCCATTCTTTGACCTTGGATGATCCTCTGTTGGATACCTTTTCCATATGCCAATCGGAGGATATGAATCAATTAATATCCCTTGATCTCTACAAAAATCTATTAAATCCATTAACGTGCCTTCTTCATTTGTCTGATGTATCGTTTGATCCCTAGGTCAACAAACTTAACCACTTCTGCGCTTGGTGTAGCTTCTACACTAGCCAAACCCTTGGGCCACACGCCAAACTTTTCCCTGTAAACGTGTGCAGCCCTCCCATTACTCCACCCATGATGGTTGATAAAGTAATTCAACTGCGACCACCATGCCTGTTTATCCGCACGAGCTCCGAGGGTAGTAAGCTCCTCCATCTCTCCAGGAACTGCTTCAATTTTGTTTTTGCGCTCCCTTACATGACCACAGTTGGAGCAAACGTCCATGTACCCAGGAAAATATGCCTCACACTTTGGACAAGTAGCCTCTTTCTTTTCCTTCTCACTTGGCTCAGGTCTGGTCTTTTCTGCCCCATCATCTAGCTCGTCTACCCCTTCTGAATAAACCCTCTCCCATTCTTCCCTGAATCGCAGATAGTTACCCGAATGATCTAGCCACAAGGCAAAATCCTTCCCCTCGCAGCCACGCATTACCCTACCCATCTGTTGAATATGGCTTGATAAAGACTTTGAAAACGGACGAGCTGACACACCAATCCGTACGTCTGGAACATCGAAACCCTTGGTCAATATGTCTGTTGCGATCAGCCCATGTATCTCTGTATCAGGACGAGCAAAGTCTTCGATCACATCTTTCTTAAACTTATCGTCATCTCTGTAAGATACGGAGATAAAGTTAAAGCCTTGCTCTGCAAAGCTGCGAGCTAAGTCTGTCCCATGCTCCACCCCTGAGCAGAACACAATCGTTTTAACTGGCTTGCCAAAAACTTCATGGGTTTTCTTGATCCACTCCCGAACAATGTCACCAGTAATGACCTTGCCCCTCTTTGTTGCCTCCTTTTGTGACCACTCGCCAGCAACTTTCTTAGCCCCTGTCATATCTATTTCTTTAGCTATGAACACTTTAAGAGGAACCAGAACACCCTGATCAACCAAATCTTTGGTGGTCACAGTACAGACTATGTTGTCATAAATGTTCCCCAATCCCTTGGTAAATGGCGTAGCAGTCAAACCAATTACCCTGATCTCAGGATTCTGCTTAATGAACTCGACTGTCTGCTCCCTTGTCTGATGGCATTCGTCAACGATCAATAGCTTTAACTCAGGAAACTCATTGCGTTTCTCCAAGGTTTGAGCAGAGCAGACTTGAATCAGCTCATATGGACGGTAACGCCAATGCCCTGACTGTAGTACCCCATGCTCTATGGAATACTTCTCTAGTCTTTGGGAGGTTTGATCACACAGAACAATGCGATCTAAGATCATTGCTGCACGATTACTCTTTTGCTTTGTGGCTTCAAGTAATGCAATGGCCATCTCTGTTTTGCCAGCCCCTGTTGGGGCATACAGTATTTGCGACTTGTTGCCTGATGCAAAGCCTTTACGCAAAGCATCAAGCGTGTTGACCTGATAAGGTCTTAACTCTAAACCCATTATGATTCTCCACTACCAACACTTATGCTCGTTGGCTTGAGCGTTCTTCTATTCTACTTCCTATCCATGACATGACGTTTACAGCCATGCTATTGCCCAATGCTTTGTATCTCAAACCATCAGGAGACTCAGGCTTACCTCTCCAAGGGATATTTGTGAAACCATCTTTAAACCCTTGCAGTCTCTCGCATTCTATTGGGGTCAATCTTCTGACCGCATTTGAAGTTATAAACGTCTGAGCATGATGACTTTGAACTGATGGCCACAAAGCGCCTATCGCATTAGCCACTTCCAATTCAGTAGCACTAAAGGTGTTAGCTTTAGCATCTTCCCTGATTGAATAAGCAACTAAGTCAGTAAACTCTTTGTGATCCCTTGCCGTCACCGTACTAGCCAATGGCGTATCCCCATATGAATCACTTCTCTGTCTGTTAAAGAAGTTAACCAATGGAACATTACCACCGCCAGTCCCCCATCTAGCAGACACCGTGCTGCATACGTCACCCATCTCTTTGACCCTCGAATCATTGGGATGGTTTTCATAAACAGTTGGTATTAGTTTGCTTGATGTTCTGTTAAATCCGTCTGTTCCTGAATCTTTGTAGTCTCGGGCTTGGAGTGGGCCACTAACGTCAATGCTTCCAAGAGCACTTTGGGTAGCTCCTTGCCTCTTTTCTCTGCTCGGCGGAGGATCCCCCGACATGCAAGAGGGCTCAAAAAGAACTTCTGCGCTATCCCTCCAACCTCCAAGACTTCCGACAACGAACACACGGCGGCGTCTTTGGGCCACTCCGAAGTATTGAGCGTCAAGCACTCTGTAGCTGAACCCATACCCGAGTTCCGCCACCGCCCCGAGGAAGGAACCAAAATCCCTTCCTCCATTTGAACTGAGGACGCCAGGTACGTTTTCCCAAATAAACCACTTGGGCTTAAAGCGGTCAAGTATTCCACAATAGACAAGGGCGAGATTCCCTCTAGGGTCTTCAAGTCCTTTTCTGAGTCCTGCAACTGAGAAGGATTGACAGGGAGTTCCTCCCACAAGAAGGTCAATTGTTCCAATGTCCCACTCCTTATATTTGTTCATATCCCCTAGATTTGGGACGTTTGGATAGTGATGCTTCAGCACCGCACTTGGGAATGGCTCGATCTCTGAGAATGCGACTGGCTCCCACCCCAGTCCATGCCAAGCAGATGTGGCAGCTTCTATGCCACTACATACAGATAAATATCTCACAGAACTCTCTTTTGCATGATAGCCACTTGCCGTTTCAACTGAGCATTCTCTCTCTGATACTTATCCATACTGGTCTTCAGGGCTCGGTTATCAATCTGCAATAGCTCGATCTCCTCCCTCAAAGCCTTGATGGTTTCTTCTGCTGCGCTCTTGTCTGAGTCAGAACCACCCATCATGGATACGGCTAACTTATCACTAAGCTCTTCATTCTTCTTGGTCAGATACTCGATTACTTCAGCATTCTGATCCCTCTCAGGTACACCAATGTCCACCTCTTCTGGCTCGACAACCTTGCCCTTCTTACGCATAAATTCCTTGCCGTTGCGCTTAACAACAACTTTATCAGGCTTGTTTGTTCTGTATTTGCCTACAAAGGTATGCGATACGCCCATCCACTTGGCTATTTCTGAATCAGTCCACATGGATATCTCTGGGTCTTGGAGAGCATCAGAAAGAATTTTTCTCTTGTCTTCAGTAGTCCAAGGCAAACCATGCTTATTGGCTTCCCAACATGCCCACTTGTAATCCCTGAGCGTGCCTGTCTTGACTTCAGCTTCTATGCGAAACTTCTTACTGTTAACGTGAGCAAAGTACCTGTGCCATCCGTCAGCCAGTAGCAGATCACCCTCTATCCGATACAAAACTATAGGCTCAAAGATTTCTCCATGAGACATTTTGACCGCATACTCTTCGATCTTCTCGTCATTGATCTCTATCCTTGCTTGATAGCTCTTCTTTAAATTGATATCGCTGATTGAAATTAACATTTACTTCCCCTGATTCATTGTCCAACCCAAGAGGAAATAGCTCCACTTGGTATTAATATTTACGTTTGAGTATTTATGGCCCGTCCAAAGTTCAGAGATATCCCTTCCCTTTGTTGCCATGTAATTCTCAAATGCCGTTCTCGCTTGCTTCATCTGTATGCTCCTCGCACTTATGTTTCTCCGCTACTAAAATTGAACTGAAAAAAATCCCACATTCTTTGCAACGATAGATAACACCCACAACCACTTTTGTCTTTTGGTTGCGAATGCCGTCATCGTCACGCTGACTGTAGGTTTTAATCGCTTCGATCATTTCTTGCTTTCATCATTTCATCTGCCAATGTATATGCGTCTAATGCAATAACACTTGCTGGCACATCTTCATAATCAGGTCTTCCATTCATTGTTTGCATGGCTAATCCTGCGAACCAATCCCTCAAATCCATACCATGCTCTTGCGTATTGTGTGGGTCAGCAAATGCTTTCATTTCATCATGTTCCTTATGTAAACTGTAAACGATGCTATGGTGTCTTCACCAAATCCTGTGAACTTCTCAATTTCTCTAGCTACTTCTTCCAATACTGCGTTGCGTAAGTCTTCAGACAATGCCTTCATCTCGCTGATGATTCTCTTTTGTGTCTCACTTATATTCTCTATATCTTCTTCAGTAACTTCTTTCATGCTTGCTCCTCTGTTGGCCATACGCTATAAACTGCTGGCTTGCCTTTTAAGCTCAGCTTTCCCTTGGTCGTGGATACAAATTCACTAGGGCTTACTTGTGGTAAATCATTGACCCACAATGGAGTCACCGTGCAGCCTTGCTGAATAGATCTGTCTACCCTGATTGTCTCGGTGTTCTCACAAATGAACGACTGTCCATCCTTCTCGATCAAAAGCCACTTCGTTTTTCTCATGTTTTTTCCTTTTCAATAATTGCTCTAGCTCGTTTGTTAATAATTGTCTTGGTCACATAGTCTGTCGCTAACTCTATGTCCTTTACTGTTGAGGCTTCTAACTGAAAATCATGCAACTGCATCACAAAGTTGATAGCCTTAAGCTCTGGGCCTTTGACTATAAACCTGTAATTCATATCCACCCCACGCTTGGCGCAGTCGAATAGTGCATCCTGTGCTTCCTTGATTTCCTTTGCATACTCAGCACCAATGTCTGCTTTGGCTAAAGCTTCTGTGATGTTGAATGCGTTAATCAATGTATCAATGTCATCTTTGACCGCAGTACCCAGGCGCAAAGCTTCTAGGGCTAAATGATTCTTCAATTGGAGAGATACCAACTGATCCTTCATGCTGCTCATGCTTTGCATACCCGACATGACATAAGCCATTGTGTCCAAAATAACTGGTCTGGGCCTGTACTTTGATCTTTTCCTCAAAGCTCTTTCTCCTTATCGCTCTCCAATACTCTAAGCCCACAAAATAAAAAG